CCAATAGCCTGCTGGATAAGCTGAAAGCCAAAGTACCCAAACAAGAAACCAAAAGAGTAAAAGCGGCAGACCTGCAACACAGGCTGTCGCTTTTGAATCATTAAGGAGGAAACCATTATGAATCAGATACTTTCATTGCGTGAAAAGCGCGCAAAGCTATGGGATGCTGCAAAGGCGTTTCTGGACACCAAGCGCGGTACCGACGGCATGATCTCTGCCGAGGACAATACCACTTATGAAAAGATGGAAGCTGATGTGGTCAATCTCGGTAGGGAAATCGACCGGCTGGAACGTCAATCCGCCATTGACCGTGAACTCAACACCCCCACCACCAAGCCATTGACCGGCTCTCCTGTTTCCGATACTGGAAGTGCAAAGACCGGCAAGGCTACGGACGATTACAAGAAAGCGTTCTGGCGCGTTATGCGCGACAAGGCTGTTCCTTTTGAAATAACCAACACCCTGAGAATCGGCCAGGATGACCACGGTGGTTATCTGGCTCCTGACGAATACGAGCATACGTTAGTCGAAGCGCTAGAGGAGCAGAACATCTTCCGTCAGCTGGCGCACGTGATTAACACGTCCAGTGGCGATCGCAAGATACCCGTGGTGGCATCCAAGGGAAACGCTGCGTGGATCGATGAGGAAGCACAGTACCCTGAAAGCGACGACACCTTTGGCATGATCTCCATTGGCGCGTACAAGCTGGCAACCATGATCAAGGTGTCTGACGAACTCCTGCATGACAGTGTGTTCAATGTTGCCAGTTACATCGCAAAGGAGTTTTCCCGCCGCATTGGCGCAGCTGAAGAGGAAGCCTTTTTTGTCGGCAATGGTACCGGTAAGCCCACCGGTATTCTGCACACTACCGGCGGAGCGGAGGTTGGCGTGACTGCGACAAGCGTAAACGCCATCACCTTCGATGACGTGATGGATTTGTTTTACTCCCTTCGTGCGCCATACCGCCGCAAATCTGTGTTCATCATGAATGACACAACGGTAAAAGCGCTGCGCAAGCTGAAGAATGGTTCTGGTGATTACATCTGGCAGCCTTCTGTGACAGCCGGTACGCCAGACACCATCCTGAACCGTCCGGTGTATACATCGTCCTTTGTGCCGACGCTGGAAGCTGCAGCGAAGCCGATCCTGTTCGGTGACCTGGGTTATTACTGGGTGGCGGATCGTGAAGGTCGTTCATTCCAGCGCCTGAATGAACTGTACGCGCCGACCGGCCAGGTTGGGTTCCTTGCTTCCCAGCGTGTGGACGGCAAACTGATCCTGCCGGAGGCTGTGAAGTGCCTGCAGATGAAGGTTGCCTAATCGATACAGGGGCTGCTCTTACAGGGGCAGTCCCTGATTTTCTGAGGGGGAATTGAAAATGGAAAGTAATACGAGGAATTATCATGCCCACGGTGGGAATGAGTGGGTCATCGGTGGCAAGCTGACATTTTTGCCCGGCTCTACCGTGGAAGGCATTGAAGGGTTATTCGACCTGCCATCCGCTGCTGGCGTTCAAATCCCTCATGTAGCGCAGAGCACAGCGACAACGGTGGCCGCGCTACGGGAGGATTTCAATACGCTTCTCGCCGCACTGAAGAACGCTGGCCTGATGGCTTCTGAGTAAGCAGGTGATCCAATGGTTGTTTCGGTTGACGAGGTGAAAAACCACCTGCGCATCCAGCATGATGATGAGAACAGTTACCTCGAAAGCCTTGTTGTCCAGGCACAGGCTGCAGCAGAAGACTTCTGCCGTGTCACCTTTGATAATAACGCCCCGGAAACTGTGCGGCTGGCCGTGATGCTCATGGTCAGCCATTTCTATGAAAACCGGGACAATCCTGACAAGCAGGTGTACCTCACCATGCGGATGGCTTTTGAAAACCTGCTGTATCCGCATCGGGATGTCAATCAGATGTTCTAGGAGGTGAGAGTACTTGCGCGGTTATAAAAACTTCGAATCAAACCCTCACCCCGGCGATCTTCGGTACATGGTGGAAATCGGGTATACCCAGAACGCCATCAACGAAAACGGATACCCGGACCCAACAGATGTTGTTATATGCTGCGTCTGGGCTGCAGCAGTGGACGCTGGTAACCAGCACTACCGCGCAGCTGACGTTATGAACACCGATGCAGTCATCAACTTTACCATCCGCTACAGAACGGACGTGAAGCCCGGTATGTGGGTCCGGTTTCAGGGTGAGAAATGGATCATCTCCACCTTGGGCGAGTATTCGTTCAAGCGTGCGTACCTGGGCCTCAAGGCTTCCATTTCGAAGGGGGTGAGCGGATGAGACAGGTACAGCAGGCGTTATCCGCTATTGGGATACCCGTGTTTGCAGGTGTATGGCGGGCTACATCCAGCGAGCAGAACCCGCCTGCGCAGTATGCGGTGTATTCCACAACGACTATGGAGGATTTCCATCAGGACGATCAGGTCATTGCTTACAAAACCTTTGTATACCTGAACCTGTGGAGTGATTCCGACCCAACAGCCATAGCTGCAACCATTCGGAATGCCATGTACGCCGCTGGTTTCTGGATGATCGAGGAAACCGATAAGGGCTATAATCAGCCCTCCTACGATACCGCCACACGCCAGTACACCGTACATTGGACTTGGTGCTTAAGAGAGGATGCTGCCCATGCCAATAGTCCTTCAGGGGTTTGACGATTTACAGCAGGACATGACCAACATGGCCTCTGCGCTGGAATTTGGACCAGGTGTCAGTCGAGCACTGGAAGCAGGCGCGGTTCCCATCGAGCAGCAGATGCTGCACAACGCATCCACCAACCCCAAAATCATCTCCGGTGATCTTCATGATTCCATCCATACCGGCAAGGTCAAGAAACGCTCTTCTGGCGGGAAGCACATCACCATCGGTGTGCATCACAGCGAGAAGGGCGCTTTTTATGCCAACCCGGTGGAACACGGTCACGGCGGACCCGCGCCTGCGCCTGCACATCCCTTTGTACGACCGGCCTTTGATGTCAAAGCCAATGAGGCCTATGAGGAAATCAAAAGAGTTCTTCGAGAAGAACTGATCAAATAGGAGGAAAGCTCATGCCTACACCCGTTGCTTCGCCCGCTGTTTCTTCTACAGTGGGCTTAAAAAACATGGTACTCGCTCCGCTGACTGAGGATACCGAAGCCACCCTGACCTATGGCGCACTGCAGCTTGTGGCAGGCGCAATTGAGGCATCCATCACCCCGGAAAACAGCGATGCAGATGTTCAGTATGCCGATGATGTGGAGTTCGATGTCCTATATCCAGACCCGGAACTGTCGTTCAAGACCAAGATGGCCGATATCCCCTTGACCATTCAGGAGATGGCCTTTGGCAATAAGATTGACGACAACGGCGTGCTGATCCGTGCAGCCAATGACAAACCTCCCTACTTCGCGGTGGGGTTCATGTCAGAGAAGTCCAATCACAAATTCAGATATGTCTGGCTGTACAAGGTTCGCGCCAAGCCCGTGACAGAAAGCTATGCCACCAAAGAGGGTGGCACCATCACCCGGCAGACAGGCGAGGTCGAATGGACCGCCATTAAGCGTACCCATGACGGCCAGTATCAGGCAATCGCAGACGAAGATGAGAATGGATTCACTGCCGCAATGGGAGCGACCTTCCTGCAAAGCGTCTACACGCCGACGTTTACCGTAATCCCGTAACATTTTGCTGCCGCGTGTGATGAAGCCTACGCGGCAGTAATCCTTTGAAGGAGTGTTTGCCTTGATTACCTGTACACTCGGAAAACAGAAATACGCGGTAGACTTTATCTCCGGCAGAGCGCTTCGTGAGATGGAGCCTGCTGCCAAAATGTATGGCAGGGTTGTGGCGCTGTCCCAAGCTGCAGTGAAAGGAGAACCGGTCTCACAGGAGCAGCAGATCAGTATCCCAGACGCCATGGATGTAATGATCCAGTGGTTTTGCCTGCTCTTCGGCAATCAGTTCACGCCGGATGAGGTGCTGGATGGGTATCCGGTGGATCGCCTCATGCACGACATCGCGCTGGCACTCATGGCGGTTCAAGCCCAGACGACCGATATTCTGGACGAGTTCCCTACGAAGGCGGCGCAGGCGAAGGAGAGCAAGGAAGCTCCCCAAGCCTGACGCTGCCTGAATTCATTTATTCTACTTACAATTCCCTGCTTGAGGGCGGCTGGCGCATGTCCGAGATAGACCATATGGACATGCTGGGCTTCCTTCGGCTCCGTGCATGGAACGCCAACAGGGAAAAGAAAAAGAAAGAGCCGCAGCAGCGCTACATCGATCAGGTGTGGCCACAGCTGCATTGAGCGCCGTAACAGGCGCTTTTTCCATTTCATCCACAAAGGCAGGTGAGTATTTTGAGCGAGACACTCCGCGATCTGGTGGTGTCGCTGTCCCTGAACAGCGATAACTTCACCCGGAACATCAAGTCTATTAACAAGCAGATCCAGGAAGCGGAGTCTTCCTTCAAGCTGGCCAGTGCCGGAGTGGAAGGTTTTGAGAAGACCACCGAGGGGCTGTCCTCCCGCCTGTCTACGCTGGAGCGCAAGCTCTCCCTGCAAAAGGATGCAGCCGATCAATACAGGCGAGCTCTGGATGCAGCGAACAACAAACTGACGGAATGCTACAATCGTCAGAATGATTACGCTTCCAGGCTGGAAACCGCCCGGCAAAAGCAGGCGGCGCTCAAGGATGAAGTAGCCCGAGTCGCGCAAAAGCATCAGGAGTATGCCCGCGTGCTTGGCGAGTCAGATTCGGCGACCATCGCATCCAGGGCAAATCTCGATGCGCTCAAGGTTGAATACCGGGATTCCGTCACCGAAGTCAAGAAACTTTCCGGCCAGGAAATTGCTCTGACAAAGGCCACACAGAATGCGGCAGATGCGGTCAGCACAGCGCAGACCAACTTTCATGCTGCGCAGTCTGTCGTCAAGGCCACCAATTCCGAGATCCAGAAGTGTTCTTCCGCACTGGCGCTTTCACAGGCCAACTGGGATAAGGCCAGTGAAAGTATCGTCAAAAGCGAGCAGGCAATCGTCAGCATCAACAAGCAGATGCATGCTGCCGAGAGCCGGTTCAAACTAGCATCTGCTGGCCTCAAGGACATCGACAACAGCGCTGAGGGATTGACTGTAAAGCTGACGCTTCTTCAGGAGAAGCTCGTCCTCCAACAGAAAGCCGTCACAGCGTATGAAGCCGCACTGAAGGGTGCGAAAGAACAACTGCTGGCGGCAAATGCAGTCAATGATTCCGAAAAGATTCGTCAGGCCACCGATGCTGTCACAGATGCGGAATCAGCGCTCAATAATGCCCGCGCCGCTGTAAAACAGACGCAAGCTGATATCGCTGAATGCAGCAAGGAACTGAAAACCGCTGAATCCGCATGGACGGCAGCCGGCAATACGCTTGCGAGTTTCGGAAAGAAATGCGATACGGTCAGTAAAAGCCTGATCAAAACCGGGAAAACCTTGACTACTACGCTCACAACGCCTGTCCTGGCGCTTGGTGCTGCAGCGATCAAGGCCAGCATCGACTATGAGAGTGCTTTTACCAGCGTTCGTAAAACAGTCGATGCAACGGAAGAAGAGTTTGCTTCACTTTCCGGCTCTATCAAGCAAATGTCCACCCAGGTGGCTTCGTCTGCAGACAATATTGCCGAGGTTGTCGCAGTGGCTGGTCAGTTGGGCATTGAAAACGCGCACTTGATGGAGTTTGCCCGTACCATGATTGACCTGGGCAACAGCACGGATATCGTTGCCGACGAAGCCGCATCCACCTTGGCCAAGTTTGCCAACATCATGAACATGGATCAGTCTCTGTTCCAGAACCTTGGCAGCACGCTGGTTGACCTGGGGAATAACTACGCCACCACTGAGTCCGCAATTATGGAAATGTCCATGCGCTTGGCTGGTGCCGGTCATCAG